TTAAGGGTGCATACGGAAAGAACGCAGAGTCTTTACGTAAGATGCTTTATGAGCGTGGCTTTATGGGTGAAAAGGATTATGTAACCCGTTCTGAATCAGCACTTAATGGGGCTATCTTAAAGTCAGCCAATGAGCATAGCGTTGAGAATGTTCAAAGATTTACAGTTAATGGACAAATTGATTTTTCTAATTACGACTCATGGTTGTCTGGTAAGACGGCATATACTGGTGGAACAAAGATAGATACTGAAAAAGTATCTACACCAAAAAGTGAAACAGACCAAGATATTAATGAGTTCTTTTTTACTATGTTGGGTCAAGATGCAGATGAAGATACTAAGACTAAATACTTTAATGCTGTTCAATTGGCAGAAAAAAATGCATCACGCAAGGCTAAAATAAGTGGTTCTGTTTCAACAACAGTTAATACTCTTTTAACAGAAGAAGACTACTATAGAATTAAAGCAGATATTTTAAAACCATATGTATTGGGTACACCTTTAGAAAAGATTACTCAAGGTACTGGTAGTATTGCTCAGGCTGTTACAGTAATCAAACAGTATGCAGCAGACTATGGTGTATCAAGAACTTCAACCGATATTCTTAATGACGTTCTTGGAGGAATGAAAGTAGGCGGAGCCTTAACAGAAGGAAACTTAGACCAGCAAAAGCAACTTATTCGTACATTAGCAAAGGCTCGTTACTCTAATCTTTCTAACTTAATTGATGAGGGTATTAAAGTATCTGACATTGCTAATCAGTTTGCATATTATAAAGGTAAGTTGCTAGGTATTGCAGATAATTCAGTTAGCATTTTTGATGAAGATATTCAGTTAGCCCTTGATAATAAGGATGCATCTGGTAAGTCACAAGGTAGTGTTATGAGTTTAAATGATTATGAAAAACTTCTTCGCACTAATCCAAAGACAAAACCACTGTGGTTAAAGTCCCCTGGTGCAAGAGAAGAAGCATCAGGATATGCAAATGATATTTTACGTATGTTTGGATTGAGGGCATAATGGCACAAACACAAGCACAATTATTAAAAGCGGCTAAAGCACAATTAGCAAAAACTAAAGCACGTCTTAAAGCAGCAGAAGACCAGCAAGCAATTTTAAATGCAAGCACACAATCAAGTACTGTCAACACAACAACAATGGCTGGTATTACTGCCGCATCACGCGGAGAAACAGGTTATGTACCACCAGTTGATACATATACAAGTGTTCAGGTTGGAAATACTGGCTTAACTCAAGCGCAAATTGATGCGCAAACCAATGCTATTGAAACCGCTAAATTAATTGGTGGCACTCTTATTCCTAATCCAGATGGACCTGGATTAAAAGTAGTAGCACCAACAACTACTCCTGTTATTAAAAAATCTACTACTGATGATAATGATGATAGTGATGATAATGATAACAACAATAATAATAACAACAATAATAATAACATAGCCATAACTTTAGTTTCTACAGAAAGAGATGAGTATGGAAATGTTATTGGTATTTATTCTGACGGAACAACTAAGATTCTTATTCCCTCTGGCCGTAAATACAAAACAACTGTAGATGAAAATGCCTACGCAATTCTTAAATCTACTTTTGCGGATTATGGCTTAGATGACCCAGATTTGCTAAAAGAAATAGAAGGATACATGGAACGTGGTTTAGGTTCTGAACAGGCTGCTTTAGAATTACGCAAAACTAAAGCATACATAACTAGATTTGCAGGCAATGAAACTCGCCGTGCTGCAGGACTTAACGTATTGTCAGAGGCTGCATACCTAGAACTAGAGAACTCTTATAAAGAAACACTTCGTGCTTATGGACAACAGGGTTTCTTTGGAACAGACCGTAAGGCAGCACAGGCTAAGATGGCAGATATTATTGGTAACGATATCTCTGCTACTGAGTTTAAAGATAGAGTTGATACTGTAGTAACTAGAGTTAATAACTCTGAACCAAGTATTAAATCAACTTTAAAGGCTTTCTATAATATTGGCGATGAAGATTTAATTGCATACTTCCTTAGCCCTAAAGAAAACCTACCTAAACTACAGGAAAAGGTTACATCTGCTGAGATTGGTTCTGAAGCATTAAAGCAGAATCTAATAACAGACGTGGCTAGTGCTTCAGCCCTTGCTCGTATGGGTATTACTAAAGCACTGGCTAAAGAAGGTTATGAAACAATTAGCGGAGTTCTTCCAACTGCTACAAAACTTGGTCAGATTTATTCTGAAGAAGGTATTAACTACGGTCAGAAAACAGCAGAAGAAGAAGTCTTTGCACAACTTGAATCTGCTAAGCGCAAGCGTTTAAGACTAGCCGAAAAAGAAGTAGGTTCATTTAGTGGAACCTCTGGCTTGGGTCGTAACGCACTAGGTAGCGGTAAATCTAGCGCATTTTAAATTCCCTAGACGGACATACCAGCCCCGTCAGGCGTAACAGTCTGGTAGCAGAAGCCAATCAAATATCCCCTTATCTGATTGCGGTCTGCGACAACTACTAATGAAGGGTGATGTTGCATGAGCAACGAACAATACTGGGAGAACGATAACGAAAATCTAGAGAACGAATTAACCCGTTCTCAAAACTCGTATGGCGATGATGGTATCGCTAACTTACGCAAAGCCAAGCGAGCAGATGAAAAGCGCATTAAGGAACTTGAAGAACAACTAGCGAAGTTCTCTAAGGAATCCAATGAGCGAACCGTTAAAGAAATCCTTGAATCAAAGGGAGTGAACACGAAGGCTGCCCGTCTTGTCCTTAAGGACTTAGACACTATCAATGAAGACGCAGTGTCAAACTGGCTCATTGAGAATGGTGACTTAATTGGGTACACGCCAAATCAAGAAAAGCCAGTTGATACAGAAAACATACGTGCTTTACAGCAACAGGATTCTATTACTCAAACGGCTGACACTCCCGCTTATTCAGAAGACATTGCGCGATTAATTGCAAATGCCTCATCTGAGGAAGAAATCATATCCATTCTCAGCGGTCAATAAAAAACCGCACACTAATTAGAAAGGGGATATCGCCAAATGGCCGATGTCTTTTCAACTTCAACCTCTGGGTTAGGTTCCAATCTTGTTACTATGGCATACGATAAGTTGATTGAACTCAACTTGCGTTCAGTGCCACAGTTCCGCGCAATTGCGGACAAGAAAATCGGAAACCCAACTCACGATGGTTCTTCAATCCGTTTCCAGTTCCACAACGATATTGCTGACACCACAATTGCTGGTGCAACACTCGCTGAAACTGTAGACCCAGATGCAGTAGCACTACCAGCAACTACAACACTAGATGTCGCACAGACAGAACTAGGTCGCGTAGTGCTTCCAACTCGCAAGTTGTCATTACTGTCACTTGCTGATGTTGACCCATGGATTGCTAACGCAGTCGCATTTAACATGGCAACTACACTAGACAATGGTGTTGCTGCTATCCTTGATGCAGGTACAAACGTCATCCGCGAATCTGCTGGTTCACTTTCAACAACTGCTGCTAAGTCAACAATCGTAGCATCAGACACATTCAAGGGCCGCGATGTTCGTTACGCTGTAACAAAGTTGCGTGCTAACAATGTTGTTCCTCGTGGCGGAATGTATGTTTCATACATCCACCCAGAAGTTTCACACGACCTACGTACAGAGACAGGTAACAATATCTGGCGTACACCACATGAGTACCAGAATGTTGGTCCACTATTTGCTGGTGAACTAGGCGCATGGGAAGGTGTCCGTTTCATTGAGACACCACGCATGACTAACTCAATCTCAGGTGGTGCTCTAACAGCACTTGCTACTGCTTCTGCAGTAAGCGGTGCTTCAGGTGCATTTACTATCGTTGCAGCAAACGCTGCATTCGGTGGTCTTGCTGAGGTAGGAGATGCAATCTCAGGTACTAACGTAGGTTCAGGTGCTTTGATTACAGCAATTGAAGTTGGTGCAACAAACACTACATTCACAGTGTCTGTCGCTAACTCAGGAACTGTTGGAACAAACACACTTACAGTTACACCAAAGGCACGTGTTTACAACACTTACGTACTAGGACAGCAAGCACTTGCTGAAGCAGTATGGAAGGAACCAGGCATTGAGTTTGGTAACGTTGTTGACAAGTTGAACCGTTTCCGCCCAGTCGGCTGGCACGGTATCATCAACTGGTCTATCTACCGTCAAGAGGCGCTATACCGCATCGAGACTGCTTCATCAGTTCGTCCGTAATCTAAGTAATTAGATGGGTGGGGCAGGGGGAAACCCCTGCTCTATCCATAAAACGGCTTAGGAGGCTATATGGCATACAGATTCACAACACCTACAGTAAGCGAAGGCCCTGCGGGTGAAGGCCGTCTATTCGAGCAGTTCAGACTTGTAAGAGGTATCACAGTCTTGAAGATAGATGGAGTTTACTATGAACTTCGCTATCCATCCTCAGAAGAAGTAGAGGCTGCTGAAGAAGCATACATTGGTGGATACTCCTATGAAGTAAGTGCTGGTCAAAAAGCCAGCCTTGAGGCTGCAGGCTATACAGTGGAGACGGTATGAGACATAGATTAGACCATCCAGAAGATATTGAAGGTTGCTTCGGGTGCAAAATTTTAGGACTGCAATTAAATCCAGGAGATTCATCTTCTCAGAAGATGGTAAGTAATAAGAAGTGGGACGGTGAGTTAGAAGCCTATCGTGCAGCACGTGCTGATGGGATTCAACCTGCTGGTACAAGTATGAAAAAGATTCAGGAAGCACTTCGTGCATCTGATGTCATGGGTAAAGCATTTGATGCTAATACCATGGGTGATAGCAAGATAATCCAAAACAATACCGTATCTAAACTAAAAGAAGTAGGAGTAATATAATGCCAATGGTAAACGGAAAAGAATATGCATACACTGCTAAGGGTATGAAGGCAGCCAAGATGGAAGCCATGAAGTCAGGCAAGAAGATGGTCAAGAAGACCGCTAAGAAGAAGATGGTTAAGAAGACAATGAAGAAGACTGCAAAGCGTGGAATGTTTGGCGGCATGTAATGCAAAAGAAACCATCGGCAAAACCAAAGCCAATGGCTCCACGTAAGCCTTCAACTGGTGTTAGAAAGCCAATGGCTTCTCCTACAAAAAAGTCTGGCGTTGTAGTTGCTTTGCCTAACGGCAGCACAGTTGGATTACGAGACATTGGCAAAGTAAAGCCAACTCCTAAACCAAAGCCAAAGCCATCAGTAATTAAGCCAAAAGAATATACTCCAGCACAATATGATGCTTTGTTACGCAAGGCTCAAAAAGACGCTCAGAAAAAGAGATAAAAAATAATGGCCTACACCAAAGCAAGTTTACGTGAACGCTTAAAGAATCAGATTATGTCTGGTTCTAAAGGTGGTAATCCTGGTCAATGGTCTGCTCGTAAGGCTCAGTTATTAGCACAGGCTTATAAAAAGGCTGGTGGTGGCTACTCAGGTAGTAAGACTACTAAACAAAAATCTTTGTCTAAGTGGACTAAAGAAGACTGGGGTACTAAATCTGGCAAGCCTAGCACTCAAGGTGCTAAGGCTACTGGTGAAAGGTATCTGCCTAAAAAAGCAAGAGCGGCTTTAAGCAGTACGGAGTATGCAAAGACTACCGCTGCTAAGCGTGCTGGCACTAGTGCTGGTAAGCAGTTTGTTAAACAACCTAAATCTATTGCAAAGAAGACGGCTAAATACAGATGAAAAAAGATTCTAGATTAACCC